CCCTATGTAATTCCCCTCGCAGGATAAATCCCACTGGATCTACATGCGAACACTAGGTTGTCACCACAGCGACACGTTTCACCTGGCGGGTCTCAAAGAGTTTCCCTAACCAGATTACCGCGCGGCACTGCGACTAATACCGTCGTGTATTAACGCAATACCAGTGGGATCCCACTACTTGCCATGTTGGCCCGGATCGCAAGATCAATTAAGGCTAACAGATAGGTTTGGGATCATCTCATTCCCTTCATCCTTTCTTATGTTGCTCTGGAGCGCTCGTAGGTCCGCCCGGCTGGGTTTACCCGAAGGATCTGGACTTATAACCTCCTGGAGGTCGAGCTTGGAATGACTTTAATGTGCATACCGCACACAACCAGGGCGTTAACAGGGGCCTATCATCCTGTCTTATGCCTATACCGTTGGCGTCGTTTCACTCGTCTAAGGGGAGAGCGTCCCCCCTCCATTACAGTAAGCCAGTACCGCTTATCATCATTCCTACTTACTCGGTGCGGAAGGTACTCGTGCACCCTCTAGGCCCGCTAGGCCCACACCTCTAGCAACACAGATCGAATCCGGGATTCGCCTCTTTCCCGCGCCACAATCCGCCCGCTTTGAGCTCCTACCTAGAAACCAACATACGGAGCGCCTATCGGCATCGCACCGTTCGGCTAGGCCAATGAGTTTCAAACGTCCACTCATTCATATTTCCTATATGACCAACCACCGACCCCATCCAACTCCCGAATAAAACCAGAACCGATGATCGGAGCGAACTCCGGCCGATCATTCCGAGTAAGGACGACAGGACGGTAGACATGGACCCTAGGGTCGTCTAGGGCCTCAATGATAGCGTCAGATCTCTCAGGATAATAAAACCCTGGCAGACTTTCGGGATCAATAAGGTCATAGACGGCTCTTATCCAAAGTCGTCTACCGTAACAATAACCACGTCCTACCCTCATAAGAGGTTTTATGGGTGGAGATGAACGGATCCTTTCGCGGTTTCTTCTAACCGCAACACCGTCCCATTTTCTTTTGTAGACAACCATATAGGCCTTCTCGGCAAGCTCTATGGCGTCACGGACATTATCGTCCCGAGCAACAGGCCCATACGTGTAAGAAATGGTTCTATCCGTAAGAAGAGGGATTCGCTTAGGGAAAAGATCTCCTTGTAGGGCATTCATATCGGTGATACCCGATTCCTCTACAACATGATCTTCCGATTCCGGGCTAACCCTCAAACTTCTAAACCATCTCTTCTTAAAAAGCCACGTATGCCACCTTCTCGGGATAGACAATAAATTGGGACGGTACTGCTTCCGCAAAAGTTCCGTCACGAGGAAATGTCCCAGTAAAAAAAGTCGCGAACTTAAACGTGATATTCCGCGACACAACGTCTTAAAGAGTGCATCCCAAGGGTCCTCAATCCACTCATTATCTAATTCCTTTTGTACAGCACTCACGTTCCTTAGGAACCCGAACGAAGGCTTCGGAATTAAACGGTGGCGGAAATGGTCGTAAACCTGGCTGTTGATTTCAACAAATCGAGAACAGCGTGCGGTCTTCGCAAGGTTTACACGGAATCCGACCCATGCGGCGTATCTTTGCCAGACAGAAAACTGAGCTTCTGTCGCACAAAATGCAGAATCATCGCCATTGATTAGCTTAGGTTTAACGAACGTCACGAAACCACGTTCATCAACATTCCCAAGCGCATTGTCAACAACAAAGGCATTGATAATACATAGTACGACAAAAGAACACTTACTGCCCATCATCGAACCCCGCTTTATAACCCCCCACCCATCGCACTCTAAACGTTTAAACGACTGCATCAAAAGATCAGCAGTCGTCTCGTCCACGGCTTCACACATCGCCGCCACGACTTCCAGCACGGCATCCAAATGGAGATAATCTGTCGACGCGGAGTAGTCTCCGGACGTAAAGAGTTCGCCAATTCCCAGCTCCAACTTCTCGAAGTGATCTTTAGTAACATCACCCCGGACAACCCAATTGTGACGCTGCGATAAACGGTCATAGAAGAAGGTCATAGTGCGTTCCAGAGCCCGCTTTACGTAAGCAGGTTGACAAGTTACCACACGATACTTCGACTTAGACTTAACCGCAGTCACCCTTAGGCGACCCGGGGCAACTAGATCTCGACGAGAACTGGCCGAAAAGGTTCCCCCTTCACTCCTTCGCTTCTCATAACACGCCATGCCATTAGGTATGTCGTCTTCTCTCTCCCAGAACACTTCTCTCCTTTGTTCCTCACTCCACTCACTCAACCCCTTCAGGCCGAGTACAAATCTCGCGTATCTTCGGAGATTTCTCAGGACTGATCCTGGCGTGCTCCCGGGCACAGAAACGCGCTCCCACCAGGAGGAGATACATTCTTTCGCATTTCTTTTATCGCACCTTTCACACTCGTAATCAAAAAGGGATCTAGTCCCTTTATCATACGAGGCTACAACGTAGCGCGAAGTGTCCCCGGGAGCACTTTCTTTAACAATCCCGAGCCAGCCTTTCCAGGCGTTGAAGAGGTGTTGGCAATCAGTAAGCCCATTAGACTCAAGTTTGAACTTGGAGATTTTACACTCCAGATCCAGTTCCTTGAGGAGAACTTCACTGACCATCACCAATTGACGGTACGAACGCACGATTCCATTCTCATTACAGTGAGAATAGATCGGCGTCACGGCCGTCTCTTCATCCATTTCTGGTTGCGGAGACATACCGTAGCCATCCATCGTCTGAC